TGCATAGCCACTCGTCCGGGCTTAGTGTCTGTTTTTGCTTTCGCAGCCATTCTTTTCTCCTATCATTAGAATTTCCCTAGCCTTTTTGGCGCTATGGCTTCCATCGGCGTTCTTCTTCCTGCGACCTGCCGTGTAAGTAACGTCGAAATAGACGATCTTGTTGTTGCCGCAACGAGACTCAAAGAAGTTATCTCCCACATCTCTATTAGACATCATAACGTATGCTCCCTTGGCTGTCAAATCATTTAAGAACGTAATTACGGCTTCTTGTAAATGATCATCAAAATCAACACCATACTGAGTGAAGGAGCCTCGGTATGGGGGATCTAAGAACACATATGCGTTATCTTTAATGGCGCTCATGGTGTCTCTGAAATCTCCCGTCATTAACTTGCATCTTTTGAGGGCTTTTGACCACTCCAAAACATTGTCTTTGTCGTATACACTATCTTTTTGGTTTAATAGCCCGCAAGGTGTACCAAACCTGTTGTTGGTGTTTTGGTTAATTTGCCAGATGCCGTTAAAGCCTGTTTTCATTAGGAAATACAATGTTGCGGCTTCTTGTGTTTTGCTCCAACCTTCATAATCATAAGCGTGCTGTCTTCGGAGTTCATAATAAAAAGACTTCCTGTTTTCTTTGTTTAAAGGAAGGTATGCCTCCGATAGTCCGTCTAAGTGTTCTGTAAATTTATTTACATCCTTCTTGATGGCGGCGTATATGGCCATAATGCTTTCGTTTGAGTCATTGAGAACAAATGATGCATTTGGGTTCTTTTCATAAGCCCATATAAACATAGCACCAGCACCTAAGAACGGCTCTACATATTGTTCGAACTCATCTGGTAGTGTGTTTTGTTCTGTGTATTTTTTAATAAGCCGGGTCTTGCCCCCGGCCCACATAAATAAAGGCTTCATATGTCGCAGTGGTGTTTTCATTATGCCCTAAAAAATGCGGCAGACTTTACACCGGTCTGCCAGCGGCTTTTACTACTCTGTAGTTGTCTCACTCTCTGTTGTGCCGGTGGTCTCTCCCTCAGCACTAGTGGTTTCTGTCTCCGTTGTAGTGGTAGCAGAAACCTCCACAGATTCGGTGGTGGTCGTGGTTGTTGCTTCTGTAGCAGTCTCGGTGGTATCCGTAGATACTGCTGCTGGATCAACTTCACAGGTGCCGTATGCGGTCGCAATGACGAGAGCGCCTCCGACAAATGTTACCCTGACCTTCCATGAAGACCATTGTGATTTCAACCAATCCATAGTATTACTCCTTTTTGATTAGTAAAATTAAGCAGAGTATTAACCCGCTCTGCTATCGGTATCTCAAACTAAATGGCTTACTTTCCGTTCATCAGTTCGTTGAAGGCTTTATCTACGTCACTAGTGGCATTTCCATATGCTACAGTTTCGCGAGAACGGGATTCGGCACTTTGGGTGCCTGAAAGTTGCTCATCGAGAATGCTGTCGATCTCTTGTGGAGTGTGGCGCTCAAAGAGAGATCCGAAGTCAGGCATACGATCGAGGAGGGCAGGGATCGCTTCCGTATCTTCGAGCAATGGGGACGTGTTTCGCCTCATCTTCATGTTAGTTTGAGGGTATGCGCCCGGTGTGGTGGGCTTAGTGTAAGTCAGCGTGATGTCAGTACCCTCACTGGCATCTGTGATGTCCCCATATTCGGGGTCGAGGATATATCCAAGAAGCAACTCGTAAGCCTTCTTGCCGTATCCATAAATCTTTACTCCCTCTTCCTCTCGTCCACGAACGAGTACTGGTGAGAAGTAACGTGCTCGGACAAACAGAGACTTCGCAAGTTGCTTGCTAGCGTCGTCGTTGTTCTCCGTCGCGTCCTTCCAGACCGAAGAGGCAAACTCGCAAATTGGGCAGTTCTCGCCAAAGTTGCGCTTGGGACAAAGAATGCCGCCCTTGTGCTCGCCCACGTTATAGTGGAAGAACATCTCCTTAAGCGGATCTCCATCTGAAGTCGGTACAATGCGGATGTCGGTGTCTCCCTCATCGGGCTTAAACCACACCGAATCGCCCTTGTCGGCTCCCTCACCACGAAGTGTGGCAAGTTTCTTTCTCATTAGTTCCATATTGATTGACATTACTTTTTTCTCCTATTGTTTAAAGTATGCAGTGCGTTCCACAGCATCTAATGTATCACTCTTGTTCTAGCCTGTCAAGAGTATTTTGTTGATTTTGTATTGCGTTAGTATGGGCAACGCAGAACCCAAAGTCTGGTAAGTGTGTCTCGTAGATTGCATACGAAATCTTGCGGTAAGCATTCCGAGGCTTAGTTTTCAAAATGTCTACCAACTTCTTATGCAATCCTTTTTCCTTTTCTAATCTTTCTTCATTTATACACATATAATAACATAATTCTCTCTCCGCGTCAAGGTCAAAAAGCCATTTTTCTTCAAGTTTCTTCATACTCAAAATTGAAACAGATCGTATCTTGTTGATTTCCTGTGGTCTTGAAACATTGCCGACATGAGGCTCTGTGTGCTCAAAGTAGTTGAGATAATGCACGCTTGAGAAGATCGTCTCGTTTAGCATATCATAGTAGTTTTTAAGGTTTATGTTTTCAAGGACTCTCTCGATCATTTCGTTTGAAATTATAGTGAGAGAGCGAAACAAGCCGGAACGTGCGTATTCTTGCAGAATGCCGTATGTGGCGTTTTCTACAAGCCTTGGAACACCCGTTAACAACTCAATATCAGGCTTGATGTAAAATACATCCAACTCCTTATCTTTTATTTGTTCAAGGATGCCGAGAGAGTAGATAGAACTCATAGATGAACCTACGACAAAGACTTGAACCCGATCTTTTATTTTCTTGAAAAAAGTTTTTAAGTTCGGGACGTTGTTTTCGTATTCTTCTGGTGTTTCGTAAGTCTCTAACTTGTATTCGTTCTTTTCTGTGCCTTCTAGGCTGCTGCCCAGCTTATACGTATCGTATTGAGGCAGAGAGTCAAACCTACTAGCAATAGCAGACCCAGCGTTACCGATCCCAACTATTGAAATCATACGTTCAGATCCTCTAACTCGTAGTAGTTCTTTCCAGCCTTTAAATTAACCATAAACTTGTCGAGTTTGTTTTGAGCAAATACTTCCTTGATCTCTGGTATCATTTCTCTGTCTTCGTCTGATAAGTCGATGACCAACTCGTCATGAACGATATGAGATATGAAACTCTTCTTACCACTAAGAAGTTTATCTATTGTTACTGCTCTTTCCAAGACTATATCAGATGTCGTGCTTTGAATTAAATAATTTAGTGCTTTTCTCTGCTCTACTTTTATCTCCCTACCGAGGGGCGTCTTGACGGCTTCTCCATCATAATACTTTTTAAGGACGCCATCCTTATCATACACACCCGTCTTGATATCAATGGAGATCGGATCATAAAGCCAAGCGAAGAACCTTGTTTTTGCTTCTTCTCTGCTGGTTCCTGCTTCAAATAGATGATGACAGTTCCAGTCATGAACATCAAGTTGTGGCTGGGTTTCACCAGACAAAGCCAACAGCGTTCTAACTTCTGCTCCGTTGTAGTCTAAGGACAAAAACCAGTCGTTGTGGGGATGGACGATCTTTCGGAGGTCTTTCTTCATCGTCAATATTGGGAAAGAGTCCTTGTTGGTCGTCAAGCGTCCCGTGACTGTGCCGTAGATGTTATAGTCTATGTAACTGCCGACACTTAAAATTCTCTGCAACTCGTTTCTGTTCATTGTCCGCGTAAACAGCGACTTGCTGTTAGATATATCAATATTCAGCTTCTGGTGCCTAAGTTTTTGTGTGAGTTTTGCTATATCGCACATAAACTCATAGTTTTCTGGCTTTTCGTATGTTTCAAACACGTGTTGAGTGATCTTGTTTTTGATCTCGCAAAACTGGATCAGCGAGTCTTGCGGAATAAGGTCAAAAATGCAGTGCTCGTTGAAGTCGATCTTGGCGATCTGAAATGACTTGTAAAATGCCGACATCTTGCGTCTGGAGCCTTCATATTCCTTTTGCAGATGTTCTGGGCATACTTCTCCGAGCGACTGGCCGTTGCAAATAAGCCAAGCGTAGTCGATGTTGTCGTCAGAAATAAAGCCGCCGGGGCGCCAAGTGCGATCAAGCCCGTCTGGGATATCTTGGAAGTATAGCCTTCCGTCTTTATATACTCCGACACATTCTGTTTTGTCATCAAGTGTTTGAAAGTACATTTACCCTCTCTTGTTCTGATACTTTAACACGATAGATCAAGTCTGTCAAGGAACCGCTGTTATTGTACGTCTCGGCTATCAGTTTTTCAAAAACGGCGATCACTTTGCTTTCGGGGGCGTTATTGAACATCTGGCTACAGTCCCTTTGCAGATTTTCTTTTTGCATTTCGTTGAGATTGACTTCTTTTTCTTCCATAAGCCTAATCTTCATATATAATTTCAAAAAGTCTGCTTTGCTGAAAGTTTCCATAAGCGTTTCCATGGTGTAATTTACAGGAGTTACGATTCTTGATATTACGTTTCCATTTTGGCAGTATTCTTTTTCCACATATTCGTTTTTTATTTCATTATACATTGCAAGAAATAAATTAGCAAAATTTTCATAAAATGTAATGTGCGCCGGCATATAATTAAACGCCAAAACAACATCAGTACTTAATCTACCATATCTTCTAGCGTATTGAATCATCTCCGGTGACCCAAGATCGGCTACAAGGCGCCAGGGATTGTTGGCGTCCACCAAAAAACCATAACTCCTACAAGCATTTAGGTAAAACTCCCAGTTTGGGCTGTTTTTGAATTTTTCAATCTTTTGCTCATCGTTACTATAGTCCAAAGATGCAATATTTATTACCAAACCTGTGGCTTCCATCGTGCATCGGCGGCTTTTTATGAAGGCTGGGTATGAAATAGGTCCG